CCTAATGATGTTTTAATGAATGCAGCAATGTCATTCTATGAGACATGTAAAAAAGGTAATGCCAAGGTCAATCTTACCGAAGAACAACAAGCACAAACTGGCACAACACCATTTTAATGAGTTCACTAGATTTTTTTAGTAAACTTTTTGGTGGCTTAACGTCAGCATATGGTACTTACGAGCTCTCCGGAGCTCGTAGGTCAGATGGTAAAGCGGAAGGCAGAGCATTAACTAAGAAAGCAGAAGTTACTTTAGAACTATTTGCTAAACATCTTAAAGGAGAATTATCTTTAGGTATTGTACCTATTATGAAAGACAACAACTGTAAGTGGGGTTGTATAGATGTTGATGAGTATGACGGATTTAATCCACTTAACGTTATAAAAAAAATTAGAGATTTAAAACTACCACTGTTTCCTTACAGATCTAAGTCTGGAGGATTACATATATTTTTACATATCAATGGTGTGGTACCAGCAACTGATATGATTGATAAACTTACTAAGTTAGCTAGTAGATTAGGTCTAGCTGATTGTGAAATATTTCCTAAACAAAGAACTATAAATGTTGAGTTAGGTACGATAGGTAATTGGTTAAACTTACCTTATCAGAATGCTCACTTAACTACACGTCATGCAATAGACGACACCGGCCAATCAATACCTATAGAAAAACTAGAAGAGGCAGTTCAACCTTTTTTGGTTACACCCGAAGATTTTTACAAGATACAATTGGATGAATTAAATGACGATGACAAAGAGTTTGCTGATTACCCACCATGCGTACAAAATTTTGTTAAGAATGCAGTTAAACCAGGCGATGGTAGAAACGAAGCATTGTTTAATGTTGGTGTTTGTATGCTTAAAAAACATGGTAAAGATGGTGCGTGGGAAGATGAGTTAGGTGAAGTCAATAAGTCTTGGGGTGATGATAAGATAGATCCAAAAGAATTGAAGATAACTGTTATTAAAAGTTTAAGTGGAGACAAAGATTATAATTACAAATGCAGTTCTCCTATTGCCAAAAAATATTGTGATCAAGCTGCATGTGTAAAAAGAAAACTTGGTATTGGTAAAAAAGATTACAACTTTCATGTAGATTCTTTTCAAAAGATAAGCACTAAGCCACCTAAATATATTTTAACTATAGATAAGAAACCTGTAAGATTAACAGGCCAACAACTTTGTCAGCAACAATTATTAAAAACAGAATTATTTGATTGTGATATTGTATGGAAGACTATGAAGTCAGAAGAGTTTGGTTTGTGGTTAAACTATCTTAAATCTATTCAAACTGCTGTAGAAGGATATGACTTTACTGATGATGACAAAGATGAATTTGATTATCTATTCAGAAACTTTATAGATGATAGTCAACTTGCTGATGATATTACACAAACACAAACTGATTATGTTTTTGAAGAAGAAGGTTATTTATTTTTTAGAGCAGAGTTATTTAAAAAATTTCTAAAGAAAGATGGCAACAACTTAAAACCTTTTGAAGTAAAAGAATTATTAATTGACAATGGAGCTGAGTACATAAGACAACATAAAGAATACAAAGGTCGATTGTGGAAAATACCTAAACGAATAAAGATTGATGTTAAAGAACGTAATGTCAGCTTCAACCAACAGAGCGCACCTTTTGACCCAGATTCACAATAAAACATTTAAGATATTTGGTCCTCCAGGCACAGGGAAGACTACTAGATTAATTAAAATAGTAGAAAAACATTTAAGGTTAGGTGTGCAACCACATGAAATGGTTTATGTATCCTTTACAAACAAAGCTATTGATGAAGCAGTAGATAGAGTTCTTAAAAAATTCAAACAATATGATGAAGATGATTTTAACAATTTTAGAACTATACATTCTTTCTGTAAAAAAGAATTATCTTCATTGCCTGTACTAGATCCTAGAGTAGACATGTTGAAGTTTCATACTGATTGGGGAACTATAAGCGCTAACTTTACAGAAGACGATGCTAATCATAAAGTGTTTAATAACTGGTCGTTAAGAGTATATGACAAAGCTAGAAACATGTTGGTAGATCCTATTTCATTGTACAAGGCTGAGCCAATAAAGAAAGTACGACTACAACAGTTTACAGATATAATAAGAAACTACATAAAATTTAAAAAAGATAATAAAATGGACTTTACTGATATGGTAGAGAAATATGTAGAAGAAGTTAATCCACCATCTTACAAAGTGTTTATAGTAGATGAAGCTCAAGATTTGACACCATTGCAGTGGCAGTTTGTAGATAAGGTTGCAGCTCAAGCTAATAGAATTTATTTAGCTGGAGATGATGACCAGGCTATCTATGAATGGAATGGTGCTAGAGTTAGAAGTTTTTTAGACTTTGCAGGTAAGGTATTTATATTAAATAAATCATATAGGTTAAATGAAACTATACTTAACTTCTCTAAAGAAATACTTAAATTTATACCTGAGAGACAACACAAAGAATTTACCTCAACTAATAAATCAGAAGGTTTTATTAAGACCTACAGTAGATTTAACGAGGTTCCTTTTGATTCTTTAGAAGGAACTTGGTTTGTATTAGGCAGAGTTGGAGATAATGTCGATGAGCTGAAGGAATATGCTAGACAAAAAGGTTTATATTTCCAAGACATGCGAGGAAATAAATCGTTTAATATAAACAAATGGAATGCCATAAATCATTGGTTAACCTTACAAAAAGGAGAAACAATAACCAAAGAACAGGTAGGTGTTTTATATGATTTTATTGACGAAATAAAAAAAGGATGGAGAAAAATTGACAACAAAGCCTGGTCAGACATTCATCCTAATCAACCTTTAGATCTAGAGTTCTTGAAAAAGAATTGTGGGTTAGAGACTACAGAGAGCAATTGGTGGAAAGTCTTAAACAGAAAATTTACTGTGCGAGACTTGGATTATTTTGAAAGTATGTTAAAAAGAAACATTCAATTTAATGAAAAAGCAAAAATAATAATTGACACAATCCACTCAGTAAAAGGTGGGGAGGCAGACAACGTACTAATATATGAGAAAGCTAATTGGCCATCTAATTTTTCAACCAAAAACTTCAAAGACAAGATGGCTGAAGCGAGGGTTTGGTATACTGGTATTACACGGTCTAAGACATCCCTACATATACTCTCTACTAACCATACATATTTTTTTCCTTTGGGGCGTCTTGCATCTAATTTCAACCGGAGAACTATAAATGAGTAGCAAAGATATGTTTGACGAAGCTTTTCCAGATGGAAAGCAGGTCGGCGGGAATCATTATAAAAAATTTATTATTCAACCATGGACTTTTATTAGAAAAAATGGCTTGAATCCTTTTCAAGCAAATGTAATAAAGTATGTTTGTAGATACTTAACTAAGGGTAAAACAATTGAAGATCTTAATAAAATAAAACATTATTGTGATCTAGAAATACAACACTTAAAAGAGGAAAATAAAAATGGCTTATCTAAACGCTAATATACCAGTAATAGAATGTTGGGTTAGAGGTAATTATTTGAGAGATCAAAAAGATTCACATGATAAATATTTTGAAGTAGGAGTATTTGGTTTTAGTTCTATACCAAACAGAGTACCTTTGTTTCATTTCTTAATGGAAGATGGTGGTTTATGGTGGCGAGCACCTATTACAGCTTTCTGTACTAAACCAGGTGTAAAAGAATTACCATTAGACGAAGTAGTTATGTGGGATAGTTTTAGTTACAACGTAAGTGTTACAACTTTTTATGAACTAGCTGGTGCTACAATGCAATACACATCTAGACGTAAAGTAAAACGTAAAGGCAAATATCTTTTTACAATAGATTGGTGTGCAGGAGATTTTAATGAATTAAATTTTGGTTATGCAGAAAAACCAGATCAACATAAATGTGGTCATGTGCTTGAATTAGAAGATGGTAATTTTGCTATACAACCAAACAACAGATTAAAAATGTTTGATGCATCAATGGGTGTAGATCCATCTAAAAATTGTATTAATAGATTAGTCACAAGTAAAATATATTCTGTTGAAAATTCTGCAAAATGGATTACTGATGAACATGAACAAGGTAGCTATGATTACCAACTAAGAAATTTAGATGAAGAAAAAGATTAAGTGCGAACACGGTAAGTGTAGAAGAAGTGCTATTGTTGTTGAAAATAAAAAATTTTATTGTGCAGATTGTTATTTGTTTGCAAAAGGAATTAATTTACGTAATGTAAAGGCAATAAGCGATACAAATAATAGTCGAAGAATACATTAATGACAACTGAATTAGTATTTAATCAAACAGAATCTGATTGGAAAAGACCAGAAAGTTATCCAGACTTATCTGATAGATCTATTATAGCTGTAGACTTAGAGACTAGAGATCCTAATATTAAAAATAAAGGACCAGGATGGGCTACTAAAGATGGTGAAGTAGTAGGAATAGCTGTAGCTGCAGATGGTTTTAAAGGATACTTTCCAATAGGACATGAAGCTGGTGGTAACATGGATAAGAATATGACTTTGAAGTGGTACAAAGGATTAATGGAGAATGGTGTAGATAAAGTTTGTCATAATGCTTCTTATGATATTGGTTGGACAAGATCTATGGGTATTAAACCTGTAGGTAAAGTTTATGATACTATGATAGCTGGTGCATTAATTAACGAAGATAGATTTAGTTACTCTTTAAATGCATTGTCATTTGATTATTTAGGAGAAGTAAAATCAGAAGCACAACTAAAAGAGAAAGCAGAAGAGTGGGGCCTTGATGCTAAACAAGATATGTGGAGATTACCTGCAGGTTATGTAGGTCCTTATGCTGAACAAGATGCAGAGCTTACATTAAAACTTTGGAACAGATTTAAAATAGAAATACAACAACAAAACTTAACAAATATATTTGATTTAGAAACAGAACTATCTCCTATACTAATTGAAATGAGAGAGCATGGTATAAGAGTTGATGTCAGTAAAGCAGATTCATTAAAGAAAAATTTTATACAAGAAGAAAATAAAAGACTAAAACAAATAAAAGACATGAGTGGCCATGATGTAGAGATATGGGCAGCAGTAAGTGTAGCTAAAGCATTTGATGCATTAAAGATTCCATATGAAAGAACTGCAAAGACTAAAGCTCCAAGCTTTACAACTAATTGGTTACACAACTGTCCTCATCCATTAGCTAAACTTATTAGAGAAACTAGAGAGATGAATAAGTTTCATTCTACATTTATTGATTCAATATTAAGATATGAGCATAATGGTAGGATTCATGCTGAAATTAACCAGTTAAAATCAGACTCTGGAGGCACTGCTACAGGTAGATTATCCATGAGTAACCCTAATTTACAGCAAATTCCTGCTAGAAATAAGGAGTTTGGTAAGCATATTAGAGCACTTTTCTTACCTGATGAGGGTAAAAAGTGGGGTAGCTTTGATTATAGCCAACAAGAGCCTAGACTGGTGGTACACTATGCATCTAGCGTTGATCAGGGTTTTGAGGGCTCCTATGAGCTTTTAAAGGCCTATGAAAACGATGATGCAGACTTTCACCAAGTTGTAGCAGAAATGGCTGATATACCCAGATCTCAGGCTAAAACCATCAATTTAGGTATGTTTTATGGTATGGGAAAGGCTAAATTATCTGCAGAATTAGGTATAGATATAGAACAG